GAGCGCGAATTACGTCGGCTGGCAGACGGCGGCGGTGTTGACGATGCGCCTGCTGTGGACCTCGATCCTGACAACGTCGGCGCCGGCTGCGCGGCTATGGCGGCGGACGCCGAGCTGGCGATAGCGACGGATGGCGACACCGGCGGATGACTGGAGGAGCTGGTCGCCGGAGCGGAAGCTGGCGTTGCTGGCGCGGTTGCGACGTCGCTGGCGAGCGGGGTGGTTCCCGCATCGCTCCGGTGTGGCGTATGATCCCGCGCAGTCAGCCGAGCTGGCACGATTTCATTCCAGCCGGGCGCGGTTTCGGCTCCTGGCCGGCGGCCGTGGGTCTGGTAAGACGGCCGCCGGTGCGCAGGAGGCGTTGCGTCGTGTCCGGCGCGGCTTGTCCGGCGCGGTACTGAATCCGGACTTTGAGAATTTCAAATACTCCACCTGGCCGGAGTTTCGGTTGTGGATTCCCTGGCAGCACGTCATACCCGCCGACCGGCGGATGGGCGAGGAGGGCTGGGAGCCACACCAACCGTTCGTGCTGCATTTCGACACCGGGGCCCGGGTGGTGTGCAAAGGCCTGCGGGACCCGGACGCGGCGCGGGGGCCGAACATCAACTGGCTGTGGTACGACGAGGCGGCCAGGGATCGGGACGGTACGGCCTGGCGGCTGGCGATTGCGTCTGTGCGGAAAGGGGACTCGCCGGCGGCGTGGTGTACGACTACACCGCGAGGCAAACGTCACTGGACGTATGAGTGGTTCGTGGATGCCGAACTGCCCCCCGACGCCGCCGAGCTGCTGGACGCGGCCGGCTACACCGGGCAGTTGTTCGAGTATTTTCGTATCACGATTCACGACAATCGCGAGCATCTCGATCCGCTGTTCTACGCCTCGATGCTGGCCTCGTACACCGGCTGGTTGCGCGATCAGGAGATCGACGGACTGTTCGTCGAGGGTTTCGGTACGCTGGCGCAGCGTCAGTGGTTCAAGATCGTAGACGCTGCCCCGGCAGGGCTGCGCTGGGTGCGGTTCTGGGACCTGGCGACGACGGAGCGTCAGTTGTCGCCCCGCTCCGGGCGGCGCGATGCGCATGATCCAGATTATACCGCCGGCGCGTTGCTGGCGCGGAGCGCGGACGGCAGGTTGTGGTTGCGCGACGTGGTGCGCGGGCAGTGGGCGTGGATGGCAGCGAAGAGCACGATTAAACAGACGGCGCTACTGGATGGCCGGGCGGTACCGATCGGGGTCGAGGCAGTGGCGGGATTCAGGACGGCAGTAGCGGAGCTGCAGGCCGACCGCGATTTGGCAGGCTATGTAGTGCGCGGCTATGGTGTCGAGCGCGACAAAGTAGCGCGGGCCAATCCTTGGCTGGCGCAGGCGGAGGCGGGCAATTTCTACCTGGTGCGCGGTGGGTGGAATCGTGCGTTTCTGGACGAGGTTGAGAGTTTTCCGGTCGGAGATCACGACGATCAGGTTGACGCCGTCTCCGGCGCTCTGGAGATGCTGGTGGCCGGGCTGGCATCGCGGTTGCCGGACCAGGCCGGGTTGAGGAAGGCGGGAGAGTGGGACTAGCCGGTCAGGCTGTGGATTTACTTACGTGATGCTGTAGAGAAAGAGCAGATCGGAGCAAGATCAAGAGAGGAGTGGCTATGGCGAGGTTGAATCCGTACCGCGAGATCGGAAGTACCGGGCGCTCGCAGTGGGGCGCAGAAATCAGACTAAGCGAGCACAAAACGCTGCGCGGTATGGCGGCGTGGCGGGTATACGAGCAGATGCGGCACGACGACGCAACAGGCACGATGATGTACCTCGCGCTGTCGTTGCCGATCCGCTCGGTGAGCTGGTCGTGCCGAGCCGGCGGCGACGGTCCGCAGGACGAGGAGGCCGCTCGGTTCGCGTGGGAGTGTCTGGACAGCATGTCGTTGTCGTTTTCGGACGTCATTGCCGATGTGTGCACGATGTTTGAGTTCGGTTGGTCGTTGTTCGAGATGGTGTTGAAGCGGCGCCGGGATGGGCGCGTGGGGTTCAAAAAGCTTGCCTTCCGGCCGCAGCTGACGCTGGCCGGATGGGAATACGCCGAGGACGGCGACATCAAGGCGATGAAACAGTACACGCCGGCAGGTGGTGTGGTGACGATTCCGCTTGCGAGGTCGTTGTTGTTCAGGACTACGCGCAACGGCGACAATCCAGAGGGCGTCAGCATATACAGATCGGCGGTACGTCCGTTCCAGTTCCGTCGCAAACTGGAGCGAATTGAAGGCATCGGGCTATACCGGCGCTGGGCGGGTTTCCCGCATCTCGTGCTGCCGGCGGGCGCCACCAGGCGGGGCGAGGTGGCGGATGGAGAAACATCGGATGAGGAGCGGGCCGAGCAGATGCTCCAGGCGATTTACGAAGACCGGATGATGGGCGCCTGCACCCCCGCCGGCTGGGAATTGTCGCTTGGTGGGCCGGAAGGGAACGTTGACAAAACGATGGGGGACACGATTCTCAGGAAAGATACGGAGATGGCGCGGGCCATCCTGGCGCAGTTCCTGCTGCTCGGCATGCGCTCGGTCGGAACGCAAGCACTGGCCGAGACGTTGCTGGACACGTTTGCGTTGTCGGTAGAGGCGTATCTGGAGAACATCACGCAGGAGTTCAATAGATACGCGATTCCGTATCTGTTTCGTTATAATGCGTTTCCGTCCGACACAGCGTTGCCGATTTTGACGCACACTTCTCCTCGCCGCGCCGATTTGGAGGCGGTGGGGCAGTATTTGTCGCAGTTGACCAATGTCGGACTGATCACGGCCGACGCCGACACGGAGGCGTTCCTCCGCTCGCTGGTTCCCGGTATGCCGGCGTCCGGCGGCGAGGCGCGAGGTGACGTTAGCGAGGGCGCAGAGGAGCACAGCAGTGTTATCATCGAGACGTTCGGCGGCGATGAGCGTGCTGCACAGTACCACGCGCTGGCAGACGCGAATGCTGCCGCACAGCGGCGCAACCTCGAGGCGCTATCCGACGATCTGGCGGGGGCGGTGGGTGAGATGGGGCCGGACACGACGGAGGAGGAGCTACGCTCGACGTTTGACGACATTGTCCTGGCGGCGTTGTTGGTGTTTCGCGAGCGCTCGATGCTCGACATCGGAGCGGCGTTCTGGCTGGCGTTTGGGATGGATTCCGGTGGCCCGGCGCAGCTGGCGGCGCTGCAGAACGAGGTCGCGGTGGCGGACTCCTGGCTCGGATACAATGCCGACGGGACGTTGCGACGTGTCAATCCCGCCGGGCGTCCGACGTTGTTTGGCGACATTGCGGGAACGCTGGAGGGTCGGATCGCGGCGATTCTGCTGTTGTTGAAAGACGGCCGCACCGACGAGGCGATGGCAGAGGTCGTGGGCGCAGTGCGGTCGGCGACGAGGGGCTACGCACGCGGGGAGCAGTATGCCGGGCACGTCTGGCACGCAGTGTGGGAGGGAGCGCGTCAGCGTGAGCTGTACGGCATCGAGACCGGCGCGGGGACGGCCTGGCGCTGGCGCTGGGTCAACGATCCGCTGGCTCAGCACTGTGCCGAATGCTCGGTGTTCGGCGCCGATCCGCCGGGGCGGGAATACGAGTCCTGGGAGGCGATGATGGCGATAACCGGAGGCGTGCTGCCAGGTCTGGGGACCGAGTGCGACGGCAATTGTCGCTGTCACCTGGAATGCGACGAATCCGGGGGGTGGGGATGGGCGTGAACGAACGCAGCACGGCGCGGACGGTACGTATTCCGACCGTCCTGGTGGCATTCGTGAATCGCGTGATGGCGCTCCCGCCGGGGATTCACACGATTCACATTGTCAAGGCCGGGCGGGGTGCCGCCGGGCTAATTGGCTGGGCTGTGACTGTTGGGGAACGTCTGGAGGGTGGAGTGGTGATCAACGAGCTTGGGGGCTCAGCAGGCGAGAACAGGGAGGTGGCGTCCTGATGAGAAGTGGCCGCTTGAGTGCCGTGGTGGCTGTGCTACTCACGAGGGGCTCCCCCCTCTGTGTCGGCTATATGCGGCGAGCATCTCCGCAGCCTCCTCCCGCGTTAGGGAGGGAACTGTTTTTACCCGCTCCATCCAGGCCAGGGCCTGGGCCGGTGACGCGGTCGGTGGTTCTTCGTTCCCGCTGCCGTACCACGCTGACAGGTAGGCAACGTCGAACTCGAATCCGTGCTCGCGCATTAGTGCGGCGGCTAATGCCGCCACGCTCGGCTTTCTCATTTCCATTCACCTTTCCGGGGGACCTTTCCCCCCTCCAGGGCGTCCGAGTGGTCGGGCGCCCTGGAGGGGGCCGGAGCGCGGTCGTCTGCGCTCCGGCGGCGGGTCTAGTAGCTGCGGGTGGTGCGCACGCAATCCTCGGCGGCAACCGTAGCCGCAATTGCGGCTACGGCTGACTCGACGATCTCGAGTGCTACGCGGGCATCGTCAATGCAATTGTTAGCGCTGTTTATCATAAGGGTTATGTCGGCTTTGTTGTTACTGTCGGATTTGGTGAGAATACTAT